GACACAGACACCAGTGAAGTGTTGATAGCGATTGCAATCTATGACACTCCCTTCCATCCCCAGCTCGCCTGGGTTGGCAGAAACATCACAGTGCTATCCCAGATCTTTTTGAACGACGCTTCAGTCGGGGCGGTTTACGGGACGAATTATTCTATCGCCGAAAGCATGGCCCCAAGCATCGCGTTTCATACCAACGCAGGTATCGAAGATCTGCTTAGTGGACAGTTGGACTATTCAGGAGGATCGACCTTCAAGCTGGCCTTGTATCTTGGCACAAGGCTTTTCACTAAAGACGATGCTATTTATACCGATGAGGGTGAACTGGCTTATAACAGTTATGTTGCCGGCGGTTACACCGTTACCCCGACGATTGTCGAGGATACAACAGAAGGAAAGATCACCGTTTCGTTTTCTACTATCAGTTTGCCAAACCCGGTGACACCAAGGTTGGGGTATTCCTTTACCTCTTGTCTGCTTTACAGCCCGTCTAACGGGAATCGGACGATTGCCGTCATGGATGTAGGAAACAGCGCAATAATCTATAATACCCTTGATAAGACCTTGGTTTTAAGCGACTTACAGATCTTCACCGCAGGACTCGCATGACTATCCGACTGGTTGATGTTTACACTGAAGCTTTCGAACGTTGCGGGATCAATCCTTCCGCATTGACTTCCGAGCATCTGCAGTCGGCTCGTAGAACGATGGAGCTGGAGGCAACAGATCAGACCAGCGCGTTCAGCAACTTGTTTACCCTGGTGGATTTCACGCAGACCTTATCTACCGGCACGTCCTCGTTTGTTATGCCTGTCAATATGCTGGATATCCAGCATGCAGTGCTGAGAGATCCGACATCGAATCAGGATACCCCGATCAACATCACCGGGTATCAGGGATGGCTCGATATCACCAAGAAGACCATGTCTGGCAGGCCGGATACGATCTACGTCAACAGGGAGTTGACCACCGATAGGACACAGACGGTGAACATCTGGATGGTTCCGGATCGCGCATATACGTTGGTCGGGAAGTATCTCAAGTACATGGATTTGGACAATAGCTGGGGTGATAAGCCGGGTGTTCCGCAGTATTGGGAACAGGCGATCACATCGGTATTGGCACGCGGATTGGCTTTGAAGTTCGCTCCTGAGAGGTATGAGTTGCTACTGGCTGACGAGGTTCGAGCTTTACGGAATGCTCGCCGTCCTGGTAGTGAGAACGCACCGATCCAGTTCACTCTGGGCAGTAGACGAGGGGCTTCGAGGGGGCATCGGAGATGACACAGAAGTTCGCCAGGGGTAAGAAGGCTTATGGGTTCTCTGAGCGGACAGGGTTCAGGGTGCCGGTCAACAAGCTGGTTCGAGATGGCCAGACAGGCATCCTGGTGGAGCCGGAGGAGTACGATCCCTATCATCCTCAAGCTATCCCTTTAGGTCCCGTAAGCGATGCTGTAAGCCTTTACAGGCCCGTCCCAGACTCAGTCATCCCTCAACTCACCATCAACCTCCCAGGCTCTACAGACGCTCCAGAATTCGCCTCAGGGGATAGGTTGTCTGGAATCCTGAGTATCACTAAGCCGGAGGTAGTTTGATGTCAGTGACGCAAGGACTTTGCCGCACCTTCCCTGCCGAGGTCTTCCAGGGGGAACACAACCTGCAGTCGGATACGATCAAGATGGCTCTGTATGACATATCAGCCGATCTTGACCCCAGTACGATCACTGAGTACACCACGACCGACGAGGTTAGCGGATCGGGGTATACGGCAGGAGGTGTAGGGGTAACCATCTCGATCAACCCAGCCAACCAGGTAGAGTTGAATATCGATGCGGTCACTCTGCAGAGTGCCGACATTGAGTTCAGAGGTGCTTTGCTCTACAACGCCACCAATGCAAACAAAGGGATCGGGATTATAGATACCTATAAGACTCAAGATGTGAATGGTGATCTGGTATTCCAGTTCGATAGACCACAATCATTTTTCGTCATTCAATTGAATGAGATTCTACCGTGACGACTGCATCGCAGACTTACTATACCCTCTGGTTTGAGCTTAAGCGGTTCGCCGAGGATGACGATTCGGAGTTCCTGGCAGCCTTGCCTGGGGTTATTACCCGAGGAGAGACTCGTGTCGTCAGAGATCTGAATCTTCGACATCATGATACGAAGACCACGGTCCAGGCTGAAGCGATTACCGGATATGCATCGCTTCACACTTCAACGATCTCGGTTCGCGATGTCTCTCTTAGTGCAACGGGGCAGCCACTGGAGAGAAGGGCGACATCGTTTGTCACGACGATGGCTTTACAGCTACCTTTAGGGAACCCTGAGTTCTACACCGAGGATGTGGAGTATGGCATGCATGTCGCTCCTATCCCCTCTGGGGATGTCAACTTGACAGTCTGGTACTCGGCTCCGGTAGAAACTTTGTCCGACACGCAGTCGGAGACTTACGTTAGTAAGACGCATGGGGATTTGCTATTGGCTAGCTGCCTGGTCGAGGTTGAGCGGTATAACAAGAATCTGGAAGCGCAGCAGATTCGTGAGATGGACTATCAGAAATTGCTGGTCAGCTCAAGAGCCGATACCAAAGGATCTGCCAGAGCAGAATACACCCCTGTAGCATCGCAACCTGCTGCATCTCCGCAACCTAAACGTAGTCCGAATGAGGCGATCTGATGGCTAATTTTTCTTCTACTCTTCGGATGACATTGCCGGTTACCGGGGAGTTCGATGATTCCTGGGGTGACAAGATTAACACTAACATGGAGATCCTCGAGGCCGGTCTGGCTGGACAAGCTTCAATCTCTGTGTCTTCTGGAACTTATATACTCAGTACAGCGGATGGGGCTGTAGCTGGGGACGAAGCGAGAAATCTTAGTTTATATGTGACCGGGGCCTTGGCTTCCAGTGCTGCGACAATCCTGATTCCATCTGCCAAAAAGAAGTTTTATGTTATTCATAATGCCACGACGGGTGGGTATGAATTGCGTTTGGGTCCAAATACAAGCAATTATGCAGTGTTGCCGTCTGGGGATTCCCTGGTTTATACGGATGGTAATAACACAAGGGTTCTGGATTTGTCGGGCACGGCAACCATTACGGGGATGCAGGAGGACATCAGTGACAATACAGATGCCATCAATGAAACGACAGCTCGTTTGAATACCCAGATTGACCGCATAAACGGGATTGCTACAGCAGTAATTAATTCGCAGTTACCTATTGGGACAATCATTGCGACTTCTATGGGTCCATTGACGGAAGGCGTGGCTCCAAATTATGGTTCATGGGCTAATGGTGCAACAGACCCTAGTCAGAATCTGAGAGAAAAAACTCTGGTAGGGGCTAATTTAGCGGCTAGCAGCCCATTTAGACCTGATGGCAGTGTAGGGGGGCTTTATACTATGCATTCTTCTCAGTTAGGTGACGCCTTTAATAATTATCCTCCGTACCACGTGGTTACTTTCCATCGTAGAGTAGCTTGATGACAGATGAAGTCCTTCAAGAGTTCCAGATAGCGCCTGGGTTTTTCACTGAGGCGACTGATCGGACAGCTACGGCCCGCTGGAAGCACGGGAATCGGGTGCGATTTCAGAACGGGCTTCCTGAGCAGATTGGGGGATGGGGAACCTCTGATATCGATCTGGCTGTGACAGAAGGATTAGTTCGAAACATGCGCTCATGGGGCATGTTGGATTCAGAGCCGAGGACAATTCTTGGAACAAACCTGGGGATCTATGTAATAGAAGGAGCAACGGTTGAAACCAGGACGCCAACCAGGACCAGGGATAATGGTGATATCTGGGCGACCAGTGCCTTTGGTGGATCAGATACGGTTTTGAGTAACCCTTTTACGGCTACGTCCGGCAGCGATGTCGTACAGATTACCCATACGGCTCATGAAGCTTCTTTCGGCGATCTTGTCGAGTTTTCCGGGGTAACAGGGGCGCATGGTATTTCCAGCGGGGCAATGAACTATACGCATCGGATAATAAAAATTGTTGATACGAATACCTACCAGATTCAAGTAGAGGATACAGCGACCTCGACAGGGTCAGGATGGGGTGACGCGTCCGTTGATTATCGATATGAGATGACCAGCGGTCCTTCTAACGCCAGGGTGGCTCTTGGATGGGGTATAGGTGCATGGAACCAGGATCGGGATGGAGGATGGAATACTGCTTTTAGTGGAGACGCAACCGAGAATTCCTATTTGATTCCGGTTAGAACATGGAGTTTTGTGCAGTGGGGAGAAGATATCATTTTCGCCCCAAGAGGAGGAGAGCTGTATTACTACGATGCGGATGCTAGTGCGGTAGCAGTCCGTATTACTGATGCCCCATCGGAGACAGAAGCTCTTGTGCTGTCTCAGAGCAGCCAGCAGGTATTTATGCTGGGTAGTGTTCCTTACGGGTTATCGGTGTATGACCCGATGAATGTTCGATGGAGTGATTCTCGGGATTATACTGTCTGGGACCCGACAGCGATAAATTCAGCGGGCGGATTTCGGCTGGATGCAGGGACGCGCATTATTACTGGATTGTTGACAGGTCCTAACATTCTTGTCTGGACGGATGAGGCTCTCTATAGAATTTTCCAGGCTCCCGCTACGTTGTTTTACGGACGCCAGCTAGTCGGGTTTACAGAGATCGCAGGACCGAATGCTGTAGTAACCCAGCAGGGCGTTTCGTACTGGATGGGGTTTTATAACTTTTACATCTATGACGGTGGTGCTATCAGGGTTCTTCCTTGTGATGTCCATGAAAGAGTTTTTACTGATCTGAACAGGACGCAACTCGATAAGGTTGCCGCCGGATTGAATCTTGGGTTTACGGAAATCTGGTGGCATTACCCTAGCAGCTCGTCGGCTGAGAACGACCGGTATGTCATTTTCAATTGGCAGGATGGCATCTGGTATTATGGAGAGTTGGAAAGGACTGCTTGGCGTGATGCAGAGTACACCTT